GCTCGTTACCTTGGGCTCTTATGTTAATCAGCTTTATGTACAGTCACATCTAATCCATCTAAACTTTGAAGGTCCTACATTCTTAGCCATACATAATTTTTTAAAAGATCAATACGAAAACCACATCGAACAATTCGATGCAATCGGGGAATTTGTTCGATCAATGGACTACTTACTACCAATGTGCGCTAAAGGATTAGAAAGCGCATGTAAAAAGTTCGATAACGTTAAATCTTATGAAGGGAAAGATATGTTAACGACTTATTTAAAAAACCTAGAAACGGCGGCATTCATGGCTAAGGATGTAGCCGCCACGGCTAAGGAAGTAAAAGCTCTCGACATCGAAAACTACTTAGCGGATTTTGTGGGTCAGATGTTTAAAGCAGCGTGGTTCATTAAGGCAACTCTTAGGGGTTAAACGGAAGTCCACGTGTCTTGAACCCAGATATAAAGCCCTGCTGGGTAGATCCCCGAAGACTGAATCTGGTAATAGAGCGAACCTGAAACACCAGCTACTGGGAGACCACTGAGAGAAATCCGGCTGACTTCGATAGCCCCAGAAGCCGCTATAGCTCCAGATGCAATTAAAGAACCAGACGAGATTAACGAGCCAGACGATATAAGAGATCCCGACGATATAAGAGATCCAGACGATATAAGAGACCCAGACGCAAGTACGGACCCCGAAGCTAAAACAGCAAAAATAGAGCTACCTGCAGTAGCGGCTGAGTTAGCCGTAGTAGCTGAATCAGCGAAACCAGAATATACCTTCTGCCAAGCGCCGCCAGTCCAGACTTTTAGGTAGTAGCTTCCAGCACTACTATCGGTCCACAGTTCTCCAACGGAGTTACCAGTAGAACCCGCAGGGACAGAGTTCGGTGCGCTAGTTCCGTAAGCGGAAGGGCCAATCTTACGAATGCTGCCTGCTGTGTCTTCGAAATACAAGCCAGGATCCGCAGCACCAGTGCTGATCGCGAGCTCGCCATTTTGAACGACGATACCGCTAGGACGGTCCGAAGAAATACCAGACCTTTTGAGTAGTAGAACAACAGGTGTAGAAGTCATGTGTAGGTCCCACCATTGATGGGAAAACCGTCAGGAGCAGTGAGAACACCATTAGCGTAAGTACCGCCAATAAAAGTGTTCGTTGGTTGAGATACTAGGACACCATTTGCATATGTGCCGCCGTCGTAGACCTGTTGCTGGGAGGGTGTTATGGGTGCAAAAGGATTAAATTCGGAAATCGTATACATCTCGAAGTTAGACGCCTGCAGCGTAGACGCCGAATCCAAACCCCCTGCGTTCAAGCTCTTCGACATCATGTTGTACATATCTGGGTACATCATGTGCGTGGGCATGTCGTCTTTCGTCGGGCTGTACCGTTGCCACCACACGAGATTTCGCTCTCGTCTATAAAAATCCGTTTGTTTACTTAAATCAATTTCGAATTTTTCACGGTAATACTCGTTTAAAGGTTCATCCGTAGGCTGCGGAAGCCAAGGAGATGTTGTTTCTGTTTGGTTATATCTAAGCTGCAAGTCCCACATAGCAGCGTATATGTGCTTGCACCAGCGAGGTTGATAATAGTAAACGTTAGGATCTGAGTAAGAACTTTCACTAACTTTAGGTATGTTGTAGATCTCATTTAGATAAATAAAACCAAAACTTCTCGCGAAACCGGGAGCATCCGAAGCAGGAATTAAGCGATCCGCTAAGTCAGGTCCAGCGTCGTAAAAGCCGGGGTCTAAATTTTGAACGCGTGTAAAAGGATATTTGCGACGAATAGTAGCGTCGTACAGATTAAAACCTTCACGAGCTAAGAAATCAGGACAGGTACACTGAGATCGCATCTCAGTAGCTAAATATTCACCTACAGCAGGGGGTCCTGTTGCAGGAACAGCCATTGTATTTGCATCAACTACCGCCCAACTATTAGCATCTGAATGTGACAGAAATAGCGTATTAAATATAGGTAGATAACTAGGGTTTACAGGAACTCCATTAATACCCACGCCTGTAACAGTGTAGTTATTAAACCCATAAGCCTTCTCAGTACCGTCAGGGTTATACCTATTAGATAAAACTTCTCCCTTAAAGAAAGAAACAGGGGCGCCAAAACGAGTATTTAATTTTACGGCGTACGTAGTAGCGTTATAATCTGTAACAGACTCTACAGCGTAACCAAAGTCGATAAACTTAAAAGAGTCACGAGGTCTTATACCGACCATCCACATGCGCATATCTGCGCGAGTACTGGGATACATGAAAGCAATCCCAGGCAGAAAGACCCCAAAGGGAGGAGACCCCGTTAAGTAATATTTAAAGCTATAAACGAGACCGTCGTAAGCTTGCTGCGAGTACATCGCAAGCTCATAACCACGTCTCCATCTAACCCAGAGAGACGCGTAATCGTAGTCACTCTGGACACTGAAATCCTTAGTCCCTGTAGCAGGTCTAAACCTACGTTTAAACGGCAGGGGCTGTAAAAGCTGAGCCTTATTGTCCGTCCCAAAAACTTTACTAAAGTCTTTAACCGGTTCAGAGCCCTTAAAAGACTTGAAGTTAAAGTTATCCGACCCTTTTCGGCGGGACATTATACGGATTTAGTAGAAACCGCCTTGCGCCCAGATAGTAATACCGGAAGGACTCAAGCCACCAGAAACAGACGTGGGGCCATTACCAATGTACCCAGCACAAAGGATGTAACCTTTCTCTAAGTAGAGACCCTCACCCTTACCGATCTGAATCGGAGCGATAATCGCGGTATCGCCAACCTGAGGAACAGGGGCGTTAACGGCAAACAACTGGACGGGCAGAGGGTAACCAAAGGTATCTCCGCTTAAACCGACTTCAAAACGACCCACCATCAAGGCCGAAGAAGTAGAAGGCGCCGACTGATTCGGAGCATAAACATAGAGACCGATATCAGCTGTTCGATTACCCCCATTGTTGGGGTAGTCCTCATTACTGATGATGGTGATGTCTTCGACTAAAGCTGCGTCTTCAGACGGAAGGTCACCAACGCGAACTAACTGAATAAGATCAGTTAAGTTCGGGTTAGTTGGGTCGCAAGTTTGAGTCGCACTTGTGATTCGAGCCCCACGGAGAAAAGGGCGATCAATTAAGCAAGGTTGCTTGTTTGTAGAAGTCGAAGCCATGGCAGATACCTGATTACACTACAGACTGGGAACCCCGTAAAGGGGTGATCTCAAAGCTTTGATCGCGTTTCTCCTTAGCTTTATTTAGGAGATCTGCAATGAAGTCTTCGATATCCGACTCTTGCGTTTGTCGGTCCGTTTCACCTGAAAATCCGCTGGAATCCATAAAAGGTCCAGGCTGATACCCTTTAGCGAGATAAATACCCTTTCCGATATCCTGAGCTAAGCCCCCAATCGCTTTAATTCCACTAATCCAATCAAACGATGACGATTGTGGAGGTTGGGTAGCAGCACTCAGAGCGTTAATTCCTCCTAAATTAACCGAAGGAATATTGCTATAGTCGACGGCTGGAGTCATAGTTTGATTCCAGTCCATACCAGTAGGCTGCCAGTAATCAGACATCGGAAACCCCTAATAGTTATAGTTTATCGGATAAAACCGGCAAGGTAACCTAAACGTACAGCTTCATACTCTTGCGGAGAAAGAAGCTGAGGTTTTGCGATTGGTTTAGCAGCATCTGCTAAATCCGATGCCCCCTGACTGCCGTAAACAGCACTAGCAGAAGCATTATCGGCGTAACCAACAGCGTTATTAGCGTTGTTGGTTCCAAGCTCGCTACCCAGAGAAACGCCTTGGTTCATAGGAGCCATCTGCATACTGGGAACCGGGCGAGAACCCATTTCCTTCTGCATCAGTTCGTAAGCGAGGACGGGATTTTTAGCCGCCCATTCTTTCAGACCGGGAGTTCCTAAAGAACCACGCTCGACCAGCTGCCGCTGAACGGAGGCTGCAACTTCCGGTTGACCCGCATACTTTTGACGCGCACCGTAATACTCAGCAATTTTCTTGTAGTTCTGAGGAGAGTCAGGAGTAAACGCCATCGGGCTCTGAGCCTTGACTCGCTGAACGGCTTGACGCAGTTCGCTAGCGGAATCATCCGTGCGGATAACAACTTGCCCAGCACCAGCCATGCCGGGGACAGGCCCTGCGGGAGGAGTTGCTCCACCACCGGCTTGAACAAAGCTACCGCCGGGAACACTCAATGTGCCAGGTGTCTGACCGCCAGGGGACGCAGGAGGAGCGGCCACAGAAGTTGCGTCGGCAGCCGCCGTGGGGGAACCAGTAGGAGCACCGGAGATCTGATCGCTGCCCTGATCACCACCAAAACGGGAGGCTGCAGCGCCAATACCTAAACCAGCGAGGCCGCCGATAGCCAAAGCCCGCTTCAGATCCATCGTCTGAAGACCGCCTTTTGCGTTACGTAAAGCCTCAATAAGAGGGTTAGCGCGGCTCAGCTCTTCGGGGACAGTATCAATCGAAATGGAACGTGACGGTAATCCGGCAGCTGCCCGAGCAGCGTCCTCTTGTGAAAAACTCCCGCCCGGCATGGACCGTGGGGAGGTACGGATCTCCCGGATGTCTGCCGCGATAATCTCAGGCTCTTGCGCAATACGACCGCCAGGACTTTGCTGAACGGCGCCGCCGGGACTAGGGATAGCAAGTTCACCGCCAGGCCCACGCGGGGGAGTGGCAGCACCGCCGGGGGAGCGAACCATGGCGCCGGGTTCTAACCGAGCGATTCGTTGGCTCCAATCAGGAGCCATAAGATCCTCAACAGAAACAGGCTGACCTAAAGTCCGGGAGGCACGTTCAGCAAGACCAGAGAGGGCTTGATAAGTCCCAGGGTCTTTAACCCGTAGTAAATTCTCGTTCTTAAGTAAGTCTTCTGCCGAGCCAGGAGCCGTAGCGGTAGAGAAACGCTCGGGAACGCGAGCACTTTCAAAGATATTGAGTTGGCCGGGAGCTACTTCAACGGGGCGAACTTGACGGAGCGCTTGCTCAGTCCGCCGAACGTCTTCAATACGGGGGGAGACGGAAGCACGAACAACTTCCCGAGGAGTTGTAGTTTTAACAGTGCTGGGAATACGACCTTGAATCTGACCTGCACCCGGCGTACCCTTAGCCCGACGCGTCGTCAATAAAAGCTGCTCAGCTGTCTCAGGCTTAGTCGGGATCGGACCCGCTTGAGGGGCTTTCCGCAGACCTAAATTGATGTAACGGGCTAAATCGTCACCTAAAAGACCGGATTTAGCTGCACCGTAAAAAAACTTAGCAGCTTCACCGATATCTTGAGTGCTACGCCCCAGATTACTCAGGGCCTGAAGGGGATTTGGCACCGGTACTGTATGTATTTCTTATACAACTATAGCCGTTATCGCCAATTCGCGTAGAAATAAAGACGGTCAGACCGGGAAACATCAGGCGGTCCAGGCAGAGCTTGGATAAACTCACCGCCACTACGTTCGAACCGATAACGTGCTGCCACGGGGTCTCGGTAGTTAGGAACATACAGCATGTGAGCTAATCGATCACACTCATACAGGTAGTTCTCCCGCCAGATTCGGGCGGTCTCCCGTTTATCTTGAATGTTGATCGAGCGGCTAACGTCACCCAAGATCGTCTCTTGACGACTGGTTGCTCGACCCGTAGCAAGCTCAGTTAAACGCTCAGCATCTTCGCAACGTTCGATCTGTTGAACGATTTTGTCGTAGTAGTACTCGCTAGGAACGCTATTGCACGCTTCCATCAAGCGGGCATAATCACCCGCAGGAACCGTGGCAATATTGTAACCTAAGTGATATGCTACGCGACTAAAGTTAAAATCATCAAGACGGTAACCAAACGTTTGCGCTGGGTTACGCGTTAGTTGATTAATAGTCGCATAAATTATTTCTCTTTTAGTGGCATCAGTAACATCAGGTTGAAATACAACACCTTGTTGAGCTAGGTAACTTTGTATTTGTTCTAACTCTTGCGTTGTAAGCTGAGCCATGATTAAGGGGCCTTTATGCTATAGTCTAATCCCTGAAAAACGAGACATGACTCAACCGCGATTATGGGCAGAGCATCCTCTTCAAAATACATACAGATCTATGCTTACGCGTTGTTATTGCAAGTCTCACAGGGCTTACGCAAAATACGGAAACAGAGGAATAACCGTATGCGATAGATGGTTAATTAATCGCAGAAATGGAGGTAAGACTTCCGAAGGGTTTCAAAACTTTATTGCGGATATGGGTCCTAAACCGTCCAAAGCTCACTCACTAGATCGAATAGATAATAACAAAGGGTATTCTCCAGAAAATTGCCGATGGGCCACAAAAAAAGAACAACAATTAAATAGAAATAAGTATAAAAATAAAGGTATTAGAGGAGAAAAACACCCAAACAATAAATTAAGTGAAGAAGATGTAAAAAATATAAAAATAGCCTTAAGCACACCGTGTAGAGGTTTAATTACGAGACTAGCTAAAAAATATGGCGTAGACAGACGAAATATCTACGCCATAAAAAACGGTGAAACTTGGGATTGGATTTAAATTACTCTACGTAAACTTTATCATCAGCTAAGACTTCATCCCAATTGACACGGGTAATAGCCCTTAATTGATCCAGCTTGGTGAAGCGTTCTCCGGGCATTCCTTGTTGTAATTCTTTTATCTCAGTAGCTGTCTTAAGGCCAACGCCTTTAAGAACTTGAGTCAGAAGCTGGGGAGTTGCAGAATTAATGTTGATACGAGCGAAAGCCTCAACCTCAGGCTTAACTAACTGTCGCCCACGCCGTTGTTTCACGTTCTTAGGGTCGGCTTCAGGCTCTTTAACCTCTTCTGCTACTTGATTCTTGTGTGCGAAGAAGACCTTACCTGTTGTTAAAGAACGAACCATAAAGTACTCGCCCTCATCGTGAGTGCTGAGAACTTCAATCTTTACGCCATTAGGGGTGTAGGTGTACTCCTTCATAGAGGCGACAGTCATTATGTAAACAGTGTCTGGCGGTATCTTAGTCTAAGATACGAAAAGGGTGGTAGTAATCCAGAAAAATGGCACCGTTACCAAGCTGGTTAAAAGCGGTACCGTTTGTTGGAGATGTTGTAAACTTCGCCAGCGAATACGGTGCTGGGAGAGGTGCAGGGTTAGACCCTATGTCCTCCGCAAGACGAGCGGCAGCAAAAGCGAGTGCGGGATTAGCTGCATCAGTAGCTCAACCAGCAGACTTACTAACGATTGCACCGTGGGCAACAAGAACCGTAGGTGCAGTCCAGAAACAACGAGTAGAAGGAGCGAAGACTCCCACGCAGCGAGCGATGGTGGTGTCTCATCCAAATCCTCTCATAAAAAGTTCAGTCTTAGGCTCCCCCCAGTCAGCAGCTCGCTTAGCTGGGTTTCTGGATTACCTAAACCCAGAGGCATGGGCGCTGGAAGTAGTTGACAAATTAAACCCAGATTTACAAGGTTCTTACAGTATGGATCCCGAGCAAAGAGCGCAGGAAATAAAAGAGGAGATGCTTAGAAAAGCCGCACAAAAACCCCAATAAAAAAGCCCCCTTTAAGGGGGCTCTTAAAAGACCTATAAGAAGGTCATCACTGAGGAACAGTCGAGGTATACACGCTCGACTCCACAAGACCGGCGGGCTGAAGAGCCAGATCGTCGCGCTTGGGCGCTTCGTCGGGCACAAGCCAGCAGACCTCACAGATACCCAGCGCTTTGTTCTTGCCAGACAGTTTGTTGGCTTGAGCGCGGGGATCGTACACACCAGAACCGAGACCCAGGCCGGAACCAGGGACGGTAGCGGTGCTGTACAGACGGTACTTGGTGTCTGCAGTCACCACGTGCATGTTCGCAGCATTCCAGGCATTGCTGGAAGCGAACGTGCCGTTCTCGATGCGGCTGCTCGAACCGACGAGGTTGGCGAAGAAACCGCTGGGGCTGGGAGCGGTGGTCAGACCCGAAGACAGGGCGGGACCCACGCCGAGAGCGGGAGCGGTCTGTGCACCAGCGATACCGCTGGAAATCACGTCGCCGCCGTCAAGACGGACGGACACGCGATACACATATGCACCAGAAGGCACGGTGATGCCATCGGTGATATCGGCGCGAACATCCTTGTAAGCGTCGGGGGACGGAATGATCACGTCGCCAGCCTTGAAGGGCTGGTTGGTGCCATTCTGGCCAGAAGCCCAAGGTTGGGTGTAGTAATCCAGCTGGTTGGTGCTGGAGCTGCCCTGGTAAGACAGGTCAACGTAACCAACAGCTTGCTGAGCAATCCAGCCGGGACGGAACACCACGCCGACAGGACCGCCAATAGGCTGGTTGCTGTAGGTCTCGGAAGTACCGTTCTCGTTCAGGAAGCTAAAGCTGCTGGTGGAATGCCAGTAGCGCAGAACGTTGGTGTAGTTTCCAGGGTAGATCTTGGAAACTGCAATCTGCTGAGGATTAATTGCCATCGTTAGTTACCTCCTTATCAGGCGTTAAAGGAGTAAGCGATGGTGGCGAAATCAGCGTTCAGAAGTTCGAAACCTGCGTACAGGCTCCAAATCATCATGATGAAACGGCTGAAGTCGTCATTGTTGTTCAGCAGCACCTGAGCGTTGTTGCCGCCGATACCGACGCCTACGCTCTGGGGACCGAAGAACATACCGATAGCGGTTTCGTACGAAGACGAGGTGCCGCCAATGGTAGCGGTAGCGCTTTGCGAAGGCATGTTGGTGGATTCGAAGAATCGCACGCCCTCAAAAACGAAACCGGTGGGCATGATCGGCTCACCAGCCACGAAGGTGGCTTGACCGAAGCCCTGACCCATGTACAGAGCAGCGTTGGGCTGCATCGAGGACATGAGGGGGTTGATTTGACCGTTGCCGGGATAACGAGCAACTTCACGGAAGTCGCTGTTCTGGCGCAGGTGCATCAGGAAGGTAGGATCGCAAACGCAGCGATAGAAACCGTCCTGGTAGGTAGGAACGTTACGCTTACGCAGGCTCTTCACCACGCGCAGCAGGTCGTCCTTAACGTCGAACTTAGCTTGCTCGGCGTTGCTGTAGGTCAGAGCACCAA